ATACACGATCTATGTAGAATGTCAATATGCCGTACAAAGACCCAATTAAAAGGAAAGAAAAGCAACAGGAGTATTCCAAAAAATACTACGCTGACAATACGCAAAAAGTAAAAGCCGCTACCAAAAAAACGGATGATAATTTTAAGCAGCAGTGGAAAGACTTTAAGGCTACCCTATCATGCCTTGAGTGTGGGATTTACCACCCGGCAGTTTTAGATTTTCACCACATAGACCCCGAGATGAAAAACGCCAGTGTACATAAACTTGTACAGGCTAAAAGTTATAGAAAAGCATTAGAAGAAATACAGCAGTGCATAGTGTTGTGTTCAAACTGCCATAGGGTTCATCACTACAACGAACGCCACGTTAAAAAAAAGGGGGCCGAAGCCCCCACCGACATCACTCTTCAATACGTGTGATAACAAAATGAGTCACATTGTCTGACTCAGCTTCGTCTTCTGACTCTTCGTCTTCGACGTACTCAATCCAGTCTTCTGACTCTTCGTCGTAGACGTACCAAACATCTGCTTCTTCATCAAGCCAATACCAAGCATCGGTATCTTCGTCGTAAACGTACTCGTCGTCTTCGTCATCTTGGTTGGCAAGAAACTCGTCGGTAACGTCGTAATCAACAGCCCAGCCATATGCTTGTTGAAACTCGATGAACTCTTGGATGATTTGTGCTTTTTCAAAGTCGCTGGTTTCAATGGTCACAACTTCGTCTTCCAAGAAAACATAATCGCCAATTTTAATTTCTACTTTGTACATGAAAAACTCCTTTAATTTGGTGCAGCCCCATGCCGCAAAACAATCCTACGGAGTCTCTATGACTATTGCAAGGCTAATAAAAAAGGGCCCCTTTTGGGGGCCCCCATCTGGTTATTTAAAACCAAATTATCAGGTCGTACCGGGTGAGCCAAAAGCTCCCAATGGATCAGACCAGCCGAAGCTGTAACGCTCACGGGCCTTGTAACGGACGTTACCAGTATCAAAGTCGCCGTCCATTTTGTTTTCCAAAGGCATACGCTCAAAATGTTTCAAGCCGTTGGGAACGTCGGTCATCAAGAACCAGCCGTTGGTGTCTGTCAAGAAGTGATTGACAGTGTAACCTTCGGGGATTGAGCCGTTGTTCTTCAACGCGTTGATGTCGTTGTCGGTAGTGCCAACACGGAGGTTGGTTTCCAACAAGCGGGTAGCAACGAACATCAGAGCAGGAGGAATAACCAACTTGCGTGGCTTGGCTGCGATCAACAGGCCGCGCTCATCTGTCCAAGCTGCGATTTGAATAACTGCATTTTCCAATGAAGTTTCGTTCAAGTCGGCGTTGGTAGTTGGGCGATTGCTGTTGGTGCCACCAGAAACCAAGGGGTGCGCTGTGCTGAACAGAGCAACACCGTCGCCACCGAGGTAGCTAGAGGAGAAGCCGTTGTTCAAAACAGAAGCTGCCTTGACTTGTTTGGTGTAGGACATAGCACGGGCCAAAGCTTTGGTGTAGCGAGCAGACAAGCTGTCGTACAAGTTATCTTCAATCGCCTCTTCGGTGATTGAGAAACCCAAGGCAATGGTTTCGTGGTTGTAGCGTGCTGTGAACGCTTCTTGCGCATTGTCATAAGCAATGGCAGAACCTTCGTTCTTGACGGGAGCAGCGGAGAAACCAGCAAGCTTGGTCTCTTCTTCAAAACTACGCTCTGATTTCTCAGTGTCATAGATCTCTTTGTGCTCTTCGCCGTAGCGTGCGTACTCCATACCAAACAATGCGTTCAGACCGGGGAGCAACTCTTTAAGTAGCTGTGCGCGTGAAATAGCCATTTATGTGCTCCTTAAATACCAGTGGTATCAGTGTACTGGTGCAGGTTGAACTTAACCAAGAACTCGTAGTAAGTCGTAGCTGCAACACCGGGCAAGCCCGTAGCTGTATCAGGCACAACGTCAATTACGCGAACTGGCAACGTGTTGGTTGTATTGGCAGAAGAGCCATCAATACCATAGGCAGAGTCGCCAGTGATAGTTGAGCCAGCGCCTGCAACCAAAGCTACGTTTGAACCAACAATCGTGCGGTCATAAGCCGTAGGAGTGGTGGAAGCAGCAACAGTGGCAACAACCTTAAAGATTGCATTGGGATCATCCACAACATAACCAAAGGCCATGTTTGTAGAAGTTGACAATGCGGCGGGGTAGTATTGACCTTGAACGGTTTGGCCATTCGAGTTCACGTACTGACAGCCAACCAAAACGCCAACGCTATCGCCAGTGGCAGTAGCAGTTTTGGCAATCAAGTAGCCGCTGGTGTTCACCTGTACGGTGTCACCGTTGAGAATTGCGGTTGCGTAAGCTGGCGCAATGGGGATTTGACGGATCGCTCCGGCGTATGGCAGACCATCCAAACGGTTTAATGGTTTGAAGCCGTACGTCTTATCAATGGTGGGATAGCCCATTAAAGACTCCTTTATTTAGAACCTGTACCAAATCCGCTTCCACGACTGGTTGAAGACTTTCGGTCAGCAAACAGAGGCATACGCGGGTCGTTGTTTCTCATGAAGTGGTTGTCCACTGAATCCATCTGGTTCTGCGCTTGCGTGTCGTAGTACTCTTTCATGGCCATGAGTTTTTCGGTTTGGATTTTGCAAAGCATCAATCCACCAATTTCCACATTACCATTTGCACTACCTTCAAGCATCAGTTCTGGATGGTCTGCTGCCTTCACTGGAACCCAGCCATCCCGCATCTTGCTAGACACATTGGTTGGCATTGTCTGTCCCAAGACATGAGTCGCTATGTAGCGATACTCCCATCCGGGTTCAGGGGTAGGATCGGGCAACGCACTCGAAGGTTTATAAACGTATCGAGTTGATTTTTCGCGTGACACATTGTCACGGGGGTTACGGTTTTCAGCCATTTTGATTCTCCAATTTTAAAACTTCTGCAACATACTTCTTAGGATCAAGGTTGTACTTTTTAATTAATGCGGCTTGTGACGGCGTTAATTGCACTTTCCTTGTTCCTGTGGAACGTGATGCAGGGGCCACCACGGATGATGGACGCCTTGGAGTCTCACTCGACTTAGGCCTTTCGTCGTTTCCACCGAAAACTTCAGGGAACTTCGACTTCACGCGAGCATCTATTTGCTCGAAGTATTCGTCTTGGCGGGGGTCGACCCCGGAGTTGACTAGTTTTTGATGCAGCCCTAGTGCAAAGCTGGTAACTTCTTCGAATCCGTCTGAACCAAACCACTGGTTTTTTGCCTGCCAGCGCAGGGTCTTTTCGTCTGGTTTGACAGATTCTGTCTGTTGTTGTCGCGGTTGTACCTCAGTTTCTTCCACTTGTAAAGGGGGTGGACGAAAATTTTGTGCTTGTTGTAATTTTGTCTTAGCGTCAAACAACGCTTCTTGAGCCGCAAGAATGGCATCGGTGTCAAACGACTCTTGTGCCGATTTGTAATCGCGGCGAGCTTTTTCCATTTCCGCTTCGGCAGCGGTCTTGGCCATAGCGCCATATTGCTCAGTGCCCGTACTTACGTACTGTTTGAGCTTCTTGTTCTCTTCGACGTAATGCTGTGCAAGACGCTCAAGTTCTTGCTTCTCCCTTAAAAGGGCTTCTTTGGCACGGCGCTCGTCGTGACGCGCATGGGTCAACTCCTTGATGCGATCTTGTGCCCCTCTTGTGTAGGACTCAATCTCTTCATCAGTGGGGTCTTCCACTTCTCTGTCCAGTGGTCTACGACCACGGTCTTGTACAGGGGTGTCATCGACAATCTCAATTTCGACATCGTCTTCGGGTTGTTGTATCTCAACCTTTTGATTTTTGCCGTCCTCAAGTTCATCGGGGAACTTGTATTGCTCTGCCATTTCTGCTCCTTTAAGCGCGGGTTAGCCCACGAGGGTCTTGCACAACAGCGTCCACTTGGTCATCATTGATGAGCCGGAACTCTTTGCCAAAGATCTTGAAACGCGTACCAGAATAGGTACGGACAAGGACGAAGTCTCCTTCTTTACACCATGCGCCTGTGGGGAACTTGGTCTGATCTTTATACGCATCAGGGCCAACCTTCATCACAAACAACACGGTGGTCGCGCTTTCTTCTTGTCGCATCGTGCTTGTGTCGCGTACAAGATCAAGCTCAGTACCATCAATCTTTTCAGAGACTGGGGGCACAGCACACAAGATGCGCCAGCCGGAAGGCTCTGGCAACATAGTGGCTTTTTCTTCGTTGGATGCGTCGTTTGCTGGCGCATCGACGGGCTGGATTTCAGGCAGGGCAAACTGCCCCGGTTCTAGAACGAGTTCACTCATCGGATTGTTCAACTTTCTGTGCAAGGTCAAGTAGATAACGCTCTGCAAGGGCTAGACCCTGAATAATCCCGCAGAGTTTTTGGTACTCTTCAAAGTTGCGACATGCCCCACCAGCGCAGTCATCTGCGTAGTTGTTCATATCGGTGCGTAATTTTTCGCGCAATACGCGTGCAAATTCTTGAATCATTTAGATGTCCTGTCTTTAATTTGCTGGTTCTGTGTGGCATGTTTAACCAAGTCCATACCCATTTGTTGACGTTGCTTTTGCAACGCCCCAGCTTGGGACAACGCGTTATGCTGCTCTGTCTTCTTCTGCGCTTTAAGTTGACCGGCCTTGGCTAACGAATCCATTTGAAGTTTTTTGTTCTCAAGAGCAAGCTTGCCTTGAACCTCTTGCGCTTTGATCTGCACCTCTTGCTGGCGCAACTGCAACTCTTGTTGCTGCATCTGAAGCACGGGATCTTGGGCTTGTTGTTGAGCTTGTTGCTGGGAAGCCTGCTGTTGGTTCTGTTGGAGCACTTGGGCTGCGGCTTGCGCCATCATGCTTGAGAGCGCCATCTCGACTTCAGGAGACATCTTCTCGCCCTCGGGAGGCAGAGACATACCCATCTGTTGCTCAATCTTCTGACGATAGGCGTACCCAACGTGCTCTGCAACGTGCGCCATCATTGCGCCTTGAATCATTGGCGCTTTTGGATTCTGCCCTATTAACTGCATGACAATCGGGTCTTGCATTGCCATCATGTGCACCTTGATATGTGACTCATGGTCTTGGTAGAAGAACGCCTTCATAGGTTCCATGCGCAGAGCAGCCATGTTCTCAGACACGGGGTCTTTGGGCTTCTGGTCATCCGGCAACGGTACAAGCTTGTCTGCATCCTTGATACCCAAAACCTCCAGCATGTTGCGGTGCAACTGCGGCAAGTCATAAATATCGGGAGCCATCTGCGCCATCTGAATGACGGCTTGGTACTGCACAACCCGCTGGCTCATTGTTGCCGCGTTGGGGTCGCTTACGGGAATGATGTCAATGTGGTCGTAGTCTGACTGCTTGGCCTTGCGTGGGGCATCTTCTGGGTCGTAGTCGTAATTTGGCTCGGTGTAGTCACGGATGATTGCGGCCAACAAGCGCAACTCTTGTTTGAAGGTGTAGTGCAGACGGGCCTGCACAGCAGACATAACCTTAAGCTGGCGTTCCAAAAGAGCCAGTGTCGTACCCACGGGAGCCTGTGCAGACATGTCCGACACGTTCATATCCGCTGTTGCGGCAAAACGACGGCCTTCTTCCACAATTTTATCTAACAGTCCTGACAGGACGATAGAAGGTTCCTTATATGGCAGGGGCAGAATACTGTCGCGCAATGCCCCAGAAGCAATGTCTACGTCTCGCCATTCTCCGGGAGCGATGGGGGTGTCGTCTCCCTTAATGCGCATTCCGCGAGTCTTAAGACCTCCGGGTAAGTTAGAAAGCGTCCCAGCATCGACAAGCTGACGCATGATACTGGTGGCTGACCTAGCGTATCCACCAATGAGATGGAAGAGTCCAAAGCCGTAGGCTCCAAAGCCGGGGATGTACTGGTAGTGGACAAAGTGCTGGCGCTTGAGTCTGAGGGGGTCATCTTGGTTCCAGTTCCGCCGAATAGACAAGACATCATTGCTTCCTTTTATTAGGGTAACTACGTATGGCTGCATCACTCCGGTGGGTTCACCGTCGTCGTCTTTATCCTCATCGCCTTCCAGCACCAAGTCAACGTGGCA